ATGCATATTCGCTAGCAAATGCCGCTTTGATTGAGAGATGATATTTGTTATTTTCCATTAGACACCATATTTGTTTGTTTTACGAGTAGCAACCGGACTATGTGTATTCGTTGAATCTAATTCCTCACTAGCACCATCATCGATAATTTTAGTTCCCTTGAAACCCATCTGCTTCTCTGCTTTATTTACAATATCAACTTCAGCATCGGTGTACATCCAAACGGTTGGACTATCTCTTGCAGGTCCTTCTTTAGGAGTACCTCGATCCGGTGCACCGGCCATTGCCACACCCAATCGATACATGTCATAGTATTGATCTGCTTGATCATATCGTCTAGCATGAATACCCACCGCTTTGGACATTTTAGATAAATCAGTTGGTTTATCTTCAGTAATAAATTCTTTTGCTCGCATATTATATCCCGTATCGATTTCTTTTAGGTTTGGCAACTACACTTTGAGTAGAAACATCAGGACTTTCTCTACTGGCATCGTCGGCTAGCCGTGTACCGCTGACATGCATCAGCTTATCGGCCATTTTGATTACTTCTGCATCTTCTGGTGTGTAACCGACTATGACCAAGTTTTCTGACCAAGCACTTTCTTGTTCAAAATCAACATGTCCTGCGGCATCTGCGCGAGCGGCCGCAAGAGCTAGGCCATAACGATATTGCATGTATGGATCAGTATTACGTAATTGACGTTGTACCCATACACCTGGTAGGGTATCATTTAATTCAGCATCCAATCCGATGAATTTACCATGCGCTCTGGCTTTTGTACCGCCTTCTGCTATTGCTCTTTTTCTTTCTCTAATCTTTTGATTAGTTTCTTTAATTAGATTGAATGCTCTTAAATTCTTTGCAGGCGTATTTTTATTTACATCTACGGTTGAATTTTGTTTATCAATGGTGCCTACACCTGCGGCATCTTCTGTTTTCTTTTTATGCTTCATTGCATTACTCAACTGCTTGGTGCCGGTATCTGCCTTATTAAATTCTTTAGCTACGCTCTGCTTAATACCTGTACGTGCGGCAAATGCAGGATCGTGAGCGGCAGCGGCCATAAAGCGAGCTTGCTTTTCACTAGTACTTTTTTCTGCTAGTGCTTTTTCTTTCTTAGCACGTTTGACTTTTTCAGGATGATGTCCTAATGCTTCTGCTACAGTATCGAAGTAATGTTTACCATTTACTTTTAGATCAGGATTGGTACCTGCTAATTTATAAAATAATTCCATGTTGCCTGCACGGGCCGCATTGCGTAAATCAGTAGCACTAGTTACTCGAGGACTTTCAATATGTATAATTTTAGCAAAGTTATAATACCCATGCGGGCCTTCTTTACCATTATAATCATGCAATACTTTTCCACTCCATGCCCAGTCTTGAGCATCAGTTACATAGGCCACAGTTGCATTATCGCCTACTGTTTCATATATCTTGCTTGCAAGAGTTACAACACTTTTTTCACCTACAACATGACCTTTGATCTTTGGATCAATAGCAGTCATCCATGCAGTTTTAACATCAAATGGTAAGGGATCGTTAGGTCCAATAGTTGTTGGGTTAGTTCCGATGTACCAATGATGACCGGCATCAGCAACGGCATTCCACACTTTGGCATGCCCTTGATGGGCAGGATTAAAGCGACCAAAGCAAAATGCCGCAGTAGCTTTATGATGTGCTTCGAATAACTGTCTTAATCTCATTTAGGTGTCCAACTAGTAGGTACGAACTTTACATTACCATATTTATGCTTTCCTGGCTGAGCATATCTCACGTTACCTTCACCGTTTGTGTCCCATATATCCGGCTTGGGCTGTGCTTCTAAGGCACTGTGTTGTTGGTCTTTTAGGTGCCGGATCTTCTTCATCAAATGCCAAATGCCATCTAGAGCACCTAGATGCTGTTTGCTCATGGCTTCAATGTGCATACGCTTGTTATTACTGATCTTATTCTTAGGGTCAGCCAGCCAGTTGAAAAATCCTTGATTAGTAATACTATTAAAAGCTCCCGTTTTACTCATTGCATTGGCAAATTTATAAAAAATACCTTCTTTATCAGTAGGCGGAATACTGTTTATAAACGCATCGATTACACTACCATGTTTAGTTACATAATCTTTCAAGGGTTTTATAACGCTAATATCATGCTGAGGTGCAGTTGGATTGTAAATAGGACCCTGCACGATCAACGGTGCAGTACTGTTGAACTCACTAAAGTCATCTTTGGGTTTCTGTTGATTGTCCGGCATACCAAATGTTGGGAAATATCCGTGACCGGTGACCATGACTTGTGCATTGGCGATACGCTGTCCTAACTTGCTGTCACTTCTTACATGATAGCAGGTGTTGCTATTTGGATTAGGACAGAATGTATAAACTCCATCTTTACCTAATGCAGGACGTTTGAGGAAAAGACCATCAGCATAGACAAAGCCCACAAAGTCAGTAGGAGTTGCTCGATCAAATATAGGGTATAAGCTGGCAAATTCTTGTGCGAATCGTTGACGTTCTGCAGATTGTTCAGGTGTTCCAGGCTTGCCACTCTTATTGGCTATAAAATCAACTATTTCTTCTGGACTAGTTGTTTTAGCACCACGTGACCAACCGTTGTGTCCGGCAAGTATCAGCGGACCACCCTTATGTTCTCTACCCCAATAGATCTGAGGATTACCGTCCCATTTTTTACGTATACTAGTTGCACCGGGTTTTTCAACAGCAACTTCTTCAAAATGCTGTAGTGCTTCTAATGTACCAGCGGCACCATGGAAGAACACAAAATGTTCTGGATGGTTGAAAGCTCTGCCGAGCTGTTTTTGCGCAGTATCGACAGTTTCACGGATAAACAGCTCACGTAATCGCACAATTAGTCCTTATACTTTCCATCACCAATGTGTTGGAGGACTTCTTCATGCATTTTATCGCAAATTTGTTTAATAGTTTCTTCGTCTAGATTATCAGGAAGTTCACGGATTGGAAATTGCTTAACATACATCTTGTAACATTCTTTGATAGCAGGCTCAAATACATCAGATTTAGGTTTGATATGATGTTTCATGCTGTCTACACAGTGCATGATAGCTGGATGAGTATGACGACGATATGCATGATCATCGTGATTCATAAAATATGCTACATCTTCTGTTATATCGTAGTCTATTTCTCGACCATTTTCATTAGGCTTAACAAAGTCTAAATCATTGAAGAATTTACCTTCTAGTAGTTCTTGTATGCGCATGTTTGATCCATAATTAAAAGACAGCAGAATACTCTGCGGTTAGAGTATTTATCGCCTGCTGTACTTATGGATTAGTCTTTACTATGCGATCTACCCTGTTTATAGCTTCGCCTAGATGCATTCTAGCCATCAGCAGGTTATTATCACCTGTAATATAGAAGTATGTCCCGCCCCAACTACGAGCTTTGTGTAGTTCTTTGATACAGCTTTTAGTTAATCTAAGCTTCTTGTTACTGCTAGCCCAGTCAACAAATGCTGAATGTTCGCGGGTAGTTTTTCCCAGAGTGATTCGATAATCAAAGTCAATCTTGCTTGAAATTATAGTATTTTCAAGCAAGGTACTATTGCTAGGGGGGATGCTGATATACTTAACTCTGCCGGGTTCTAACTTGACCAACTTATCGATATCTTTCTTAGAATTAGTGTAAATCGATACGAATGGTTGCTCGACTCGTAAATTATAATCTGACATACCCTGCAACTGACTTAATAACTTTAAGGTCCAATCAAGTTCTTCTTGATTTTTAATTCCTGCATTTTTATAGTAATGCTCCTCAAACTTAAAAAGTGCTAGACGCTGTCTTATCTGATCAAAATCTTTATCTCTAAAATAAGAGGCGCCTCCGCAGACTAGTACTACTTTATACTGATACTTGTTATTGAAAAGACGATTAGTTATCTTGGTTAGCATTTTCTTTACTTTCTTCGATAGCTAGTAAAGGTACATCTAATCCTTTTCCTTTAGCCGCAAGTGTAATCTTATTATCGACTACGCTAACAGTTAGCCATCCGCCTCCTCGTAATTCACCAAACAACATCATCTTAGCAAGATCTTTCTTGATTTCTTTATCGATAACACGTTGCAATGGACGAGCACCCATCTTGCTGTCGTACCCGTTATCTACTAGCCAAGCAATGGCTTCTTTATCGACTTTGACTTTAATACCCTTATCTTTAACTTGCAAACGCAGTTCTTCAAGGAACTTTTCGACTACCTTGACAACTGTATCGCGATGCAGTTTGTTAAATGTAATAACAGCATCTAAACGATTACGGAATTCGGGTGTAAAGAACTTCTTTAAATCTTTATCACTATAGTCTTTTTGTTGTGAGCCAAATCCGATAGCATTTTTATCAGCATCGGCTGCACCCGCATTGGTAGTGAGGATCAAAATCAAGTTGCGGCAATCAGCTTGCTTTCCATTTGAGCCTGTGATAAAACCGTTATCCATCATCTGCAACAAGATTGTTGAAACATCTGGATGTGACTTTTCTACTTCGTCGAACAATAAAACAGCATTTGGATTCTCTTGGACCTGTGTAATCAATAAGCCAGCATTTTCTTCAAAGCCGACGTATCCTGGAGGGCTACCAATCAGCTTGCTGATACTGTGCTTCTCTTGATATTCACTCATATCGAAACGTAGCAGTTTTACACCTAAGTGCTTGCTCAGTGACTTGGCAGTTTCGGTTTTACCTGTACCAGTCGGACCCATGAATACAAAAGATCCAATGGGTTTATTCTCGCTCTTGAGTCCTGCTTGGGCGACAATAATTTTATCTACGATTTCAATTACTGCTTGATCCTGTCCAAACACATCTGCTTGTACATTATCTTGTAGTGAAGACATAGTGGAACTTTCAGTTTCCATGATCTTTTCTTCAGGCATCTGTACCATCTTAGCAAGTTCAAATTGAATTTCACGTTCACCGATAATTCGATCATCTGCTAGCTTAAGATTAAAACGACTGCAAGCCAGATCAATCAAATCAATTGCCTTGTCTGGTAACTTCTTATCGGTCTGATATTTTACACTTAGTTTAACAGCCGCTTGTAATGCATCAGTACGGATCTTAACATTATGGAATCCTTCGTAGTATTTTTTAATACCTTTGAGGATCTGCATGGTAACTTCTTGAGTGGGTTCGTCAACAGTAATGCGTTGGAATCGACGCATGAGCGCACGATCCTTTTCAAAGTGTTTGCGATACTCTTCCCATGTGGTACTGGCAATGACCTTAATGTTGCCTTTGCTCAATGCTGGCTTCATCATGTTGGCAAGATCGTTGGCTGAGTTGCCTGCTGAACCTGCACCACTAATCATGTGTGCTTCATCGATGAACAATACTGTTTTGCCTTTCTTAGTTAAGATTTTGAGAATCATTTTAAAACGTTCTTCAAAATCTCCACGATACTTACTGCCAGCAAGCATAGCACTAATATCAAGATTGAATACTGTGTAGTCTTTTAGGAAATCAGGAACAGCACCCTTGACAATATTAAACGCAAGACCTTCTGCTATAGCAGTTTTACCTACGCCGGGATCACCGACTAATATCACATTATTTTTGCTACGTCGGCCTAGTGCCAAAGCAATATTTTCTAGCTCGTCGATACGACCGATAACGGGATCAACTTTGCCTTTTTTAACTTGCTCATTTAGATTGGTAGTATATGCCTGTAGAATCTTACCGCTTTGACTGCTAACCTCTTGTTCTTCTTCTTGTTCTTCACCAGCAGAATTAATAAAGCTGGCAAACTTATCTTTATCAATTTCAGCTAGAGCAACATAGTAATAAACCCAACTACGTTTTTCTCCAAGCATTGCTAAGAACACATCTGTAGGTTCAATTTTTTGTCTACCATTAAACAATACCTGTGTAAATGCACGATTTAGCACACGCTCAACGCTTTGAGTTTTTTTAGGTTTAATTACAACATCAGTCACTGTAATTTCACCGCATTTATTCTGCAGATAATCAAGTAATTGATTTTTTAAATTTTCCGGTTTCGTACCAAATTCTTGTAAGCAAGACACAAAAGAGTCTTCCATCAGCATAGCGCACAACAGATGCTCTATTGTAAGATATTCATGATGTAACTTTTTGGCAGTATCGATTGCACGTTCAAATACTGCTTGTAGATTGTCGCTGGGTTCAACCATTTAATTTCCTTTGTTTTTTTCTGGCCATTGTTAACTTTAAATCACTTAC